TTAGTCGTCGAATACGCTCATAGCTTTTTGTTTCCGTTCAATATACAAATGTCCATAAGTATCAGCGGTTTCTTTGATATTTTCGTGACGCATTAATTCTTTAACGAGATAAATATCTATGCCTTTATTTATAAGATATGCTGCATAACTGTGACGTAATGAATGGATACGTAATTCTGGGAACACTTCCTTATACTTTTTATGATAGTGGTTATAGTGATATGGAGTAATGCCGCCAAATACAAAATGATTTTCATTGAATCCGTATGTTTTTTCTGCGGATTCTTTTTTTATCCCACCTAACATTCCTACTAATAGTTTTGGGATTGGAACAATTGCTTCACTTGCAGCTGTTTTTACCGATGTTAAAACTCTCTCATTTAGACTCCAAGACTTATTAACGTTAATTTGATGTTCAGCTAAATCAATATCACTCCACTTTAAAGCAAGCGCTTCTCCTACACGTAATCCTGTATAAAACATGAGAATCGTTAACTGTTTATAGTAATGCATATTAAATTCTTGTACGCGTTTATCAAAATCTTCTCTTTTAATAAAATCAATTCGTTTTTTGCCTCTAGGCATAGTTGGTACTTGCAGTGTTGGATCATACCGAAGGTTATAGAATCTTTTAGCATGATTCATTAATACTTTGAAATTGCTATAGACTGTTCTTGCACTTTCAGGAGAACTTAATGAACTACTTAAATACTTTTGGAAATCTAGAACTTGTTGAGTATTAATATCTTTAACTTTAATGTGACCAAAACGTGGTTTGATATGTAGATTATACTCATTAGTACGACGACGAATAGTCTTAGGTTTGTAAGTTTTGAAATTGATATTATGTTCAAATACTTCATCAAAGGTCACTTCATCTGTGAATGCATCTTTAATACTTGCAACAAATTCAGCTTCAGCTAGAATAGCATCTCCACGTTTTTTAAAACCTCTTTTTAATTTTTGTTTATTTCTACCGTACATATCTTTATATCTAACTTTAAAATACCAAGTTTTTCTCTCTTTATCTTTATAAACAGGCATTAAGATTACCCCTTTTATATATAGTTAAGAGCAGCAAACGTATATAGATTAGCTGCTCCTTCTGTATAATTCTCTTGCCAAAAGAATTACAAATCTTGAGTAAATCTGATTGCTTTGCCGATTATCTTAGCTGGGTTATTTTCATCTATAATCATTGGATTGTGCGTTGGGTTATCTGGCATAAGCATAATAATATTCCCTTGTTTTTTAATTCTTTTTAAGGTGGCTTCTGTATCTCCATTTACAAGAACCGCAGCTATTTCTCCAGATTCTACGTTCGGTTGTTCGCGAATCATTACATAAGCGCCATTAGGTATTGTTGGTTCCATTGAATTCCCTTTAGCTTTAAGATATAACAATTTTCCACTTGGAAGGTGGTCAGCTGCTTCGCATCGATATTCTTCGTAATTTTGTTCAGCTAGTATAGGAGCACCACAAGCAATGGCACCTAGTACTGGAATCTGAACACTTATTGAACATTCTCCATCATAATTTTGTTCTTCTTCGGTTAAATCTGATCGAGTAATTTTGAAATAATCTGCTAACATTTGAATTTTATCTGGTCTCGGATAAGTTTTTGCTTGCATCCAGTTTGAAAAAGTAGTTTCTGGTATATTCAGTTCGTTTGCTAAATCTGTTTGAGAAATCCCATTCCGATTTAAATATTTTTTTAGGTTATTTGAAAAAATTATTTTTAAAGTATTAGCATCCATGTTCCTTTGTTCACCTCGCTTTCTAATACTATAATACCGAAAATCGGTAGCATTGTAAATGATAAAACTACTTTTAAAAGGAATTTTTTTACCGAATTACCGTTGACAATTCGGTAAAACGGTAGTAAATTAAAATCAGAACTTGTCGAAAGGAGTTGAAAAAGATGTTTCAAATTACATTAGCCGCAGCAAGAGTTAATGCTGGGCTTAAGCAAGAACCAGCAGCAGAAAAGATTGGAGTTACTGCAAAAACACTTAGTAATTATGAACGAGGTATTACTGCTATTCCTGGTACTGTGTTAAAAAAAGCATCTTTAGTATATGGCATACCTTCAGATATGATTCGTTTGCCACAAATAGACGATGGTGTTTATGATGATGAATTTTTTTTGCAACACGGTACCGTTTAAAGGTAGTTGAGTCGGAGGTGTTTAAGAATGAACAAAAAACTTTTTTATAATTCAAAGGAAGTACAGTCAATGTTGGGGCTTGGCTGTATAAGAACCGCTCAAATAAGAATTAAAGTTATGAATGATGAACTAAAAGCAAAGGGATATTGGGTTGAGCGTGGGAAAGTGCCAGTTGCATTTTTTCATGAAAAATATCCGTATGTTGAACAAAGGTGAGGTGAATTAAATGAAAAATGGCAAAAAACCAACCAAGAAGGAAAAAATACATATTAAATCATACAATTTAAATCCTGATAATTGGTTGATATTTAAAAAGGTAAGTAATGAATTGTATTTAGTACATCGTTATACAAATGCAACTAAAGTAATTCCAAATTTATAGGAGGTAACTAATATGGATCAATTAACTGTAGTAAATGAAAGAAATAACAACTTGGTATTTGAAAGTAATGGTGAAATTGTAACTGACAGTTTGACGATTGCAAGTATGTTTGGAAAAGAACATAACAATGTATTGAAAGATGTCCGTAAACAAATCGATTATGCAGGTCAAGAATTCGGACAGGTAAATTTTCACCAGTCCACTTACATTAATACGCAAAACAAACGAATGCCCAAATATGATTTGACGGAAGAAGCTTTCACACTGGTTGCAATGAGTTACAACACAAAAGAAGCTGTTCAAATGAAAATTAAGTTTATTGAAGAGTTTAAACGAATGAAACAACACATACAAAATCAGCAACAACTTCCTAAAGATCCGATGAGCATTCTGAAACTCACATTTGATGTTTTAGAAGGTCAAAAACAAGAACTTCAGCACATCAAATCAGATGTCAAAGACTTACGCGAAAACGCACCATTATTTGCAGTAGAATGTGATGAAATATCTAATGCTGTTAAACGCCATGGTGTTACGCTGTTAGGCGGCAAACAATCGAATGCTTATCGAGATCGTGGGTTAAGAGTAAAAGTTTATCGTGATATTTACAACCAACTATATCGTGAGTTTGGAGTAACAAGCCATAAAGCAATTAAACGTTGTCATTTAGAGTTAGCATCAAAAATTGTTAAAGAATATAAATTACCAATTGTATTAAGTGAAGAAATTACTTTTGTAAATTCACAAATAAATATGGCGGAAGTTCAGTAGGAGGAGCAATCATGCAACAACAAATTTTAGTAATTGTTATGAGTTTATCCAGTACACCAAATGTTTTTGGATACAAAACAAAGGATGCCGCAAAAGAAGGAGTTCAAAAGTTGATTAAAAAAGGAACGAGTCCTAATTCAATTATTGTAGCTCAAGAACTACCTATGAACATCGATATTCAAGTGGATGTTGAATTTTAATAAGAAAGGTTTAGGTGAGCAAAGTAATGGAAGTCATGATTGATTTAAATACATTTGCTGATGGAGCACTTGCTGAAAGATTTCATCAAGAGTTTGAGCGTGTAATGGAAAATATGGCGGATTTAAATACTGATCCTAAAAAAGCAAGAAAGATTGTTTTAACACTTTCGTTTGCTGGTGATAAAAAGCGTGATGTATGGAATTGTCAGGTTCAAGCCACTTCGAAACTAGCACCAACAGAAGCGGTAGAGTCTAAGATTCTATTAGATATGGACCAAAACGGAAATTTAGTTGGTCAAGAGTTAGCTTCCGGGATCCAGGGACAGTTTTATATGGATCTACAGGGTGATGTGAAAACAGATGTTGGACAACCTGTAGAAGAAGTAGAAGAAAAAGAACAAAATCAGGCTGCTGAGAAGCAAACAGTAGTAATCGATTATATGAAAAGTAAATCTAATTAAGAAAAGGGGAAATAAAAAATGACTATGACAAGAGAAGCAATTGAAAAGGTATTAGAGATTGGAACAATTAAAACACACAAAATCGGTGAACAGACATATTCAACGCAACGCTTACATCTTGTGCAAGAACCAACACCAGCGGAAATTGTTGTACGTAGTTTATCTGGATTGGTAAGTTACATTAAATCGGAGTTTGATACAGCGGTACCTTTAATGATTCATATCGAGAACCCGATGACAGTTAGTGTATTTACAGCAGTTAATGGCGACAAGGTAAGAAGTACATTTATCCAAGCGAAAGCATCTATTCCACGTTTTAACTTTGATAGTTTTTATGACAGAGAAGAACTTAATATCGCATTACAGTCAGGATTTGTAGAAAATGATCATCGTGGCATTATTTTAAAGGTGATAGGAAATGTTGTAGACGAAATGGTAAAAGGAATTGAAGATGATGGTGTATCGCAAGCTGTAACTGTAAAAACAGGAACTGCTACAAGAGGGCAGGCGAAAGTTCCTAACCCAGTTGAGTTAATGCCATATAGAACATTTGTAGAAGTAGAACAACCAGAAAGTAGGTTTGTGTTTAGAATGCGTGAAGGTGCTCGTTGTGGTTTGTTTGAAGCTGACGGTGGGGCTTGGAAATTAGAAGCAATGAATAACATTAAAGAGTACCTAAATAAAGCGTTATCGCAAGAAGTGGAATCTAAAAAGGTGTTTATTTTAGCCTAATGGACATTATAACGGTAGAAAGTACAACGAATGTCTGTATCTTTGGATTAGGGATTGCGATACTTGCGTATGGAGTTTATAAAGGCGGTACTTTCATTGAACGAAAGTTTGATGAAAGTGATCGTTTAGAAAGGGAGCGATTAAACAATGGGAACCGAAAACAGAGTGCTTCCAGAACATTTGATGATGGCATCAGAATTAGAAAAAGAGCGTAAGGAATGTATACAGAACCGACAACTTTTATATAAACAAATGGAGCAAGCCAATAGAAACGGCGACAAAATTGCTTATGTTGAACTTCATGATTTATATCAAAAGCAAAATAGCAGAGATTTAGAAATATCAAAGGAGTTATCAGCTATGTACTTCAAGAAAATAAAAAATAATTCTTCTAAAGAAAGAAAAAAGGTTTTACAAGTAGCAGATCGTTTGGAAGAAGTGGGAGGAAGAAAAGAAGTTGTCGATAGTATTCGACGTAATTCATAAAAAAAGAACCCGCTGCAACGGGTCCTATTAGAAAAAAATTTACTTGATAAGTATAGCATTAAATATAGTTCTTGAGAATTTATGAGGTGGCTTTTATGGGAATTATCCGAGTGAAAAAAGACAGCAATTATTCTGTCATAAATAATACCGGTTTAAAAGATGAAAGGTTGTCTTGGAAGGCAAAAGGGATTTTAGCTTATGCGCTTACATTACCTGATAATTGGACTTTTCATATAAGTGAGTTATCTCAACACGCCAAGGATGGGGAAGACTCGTTACGTTCAGGGTTTAAAGAGTTAAAAGCGCTAGGATATATAAAGCGTTACCCTGTTCGTGATGAAAAGAGCAAGAAGATAACAAATTGGGAAACTGAAATTTATGAAACGCCAGATATGGGAAAGCCATATATGGAAGAGCCACTTATGGAAAAATCACATGTGGAAAAGCCACTTGTGGGAAACCTACATGTGGAAAATCCGACACTACTAAATACTAATATACTAAGTACTAATAAATTAAATACTAATATACAAAATACTAATTATTATCATGATGATAATAAAGAATCGAAATCACATGTATTAGTCGATGAAGAATTTAAAGTCAGTTATAACTTTTTAAAAGGTGAAGGAATTCCGTTAAGTGAAATTGCCATTACGGAATTAGGAGAGTTTTGTGATTCGTTTGGTAGCGAATTAATTAAACATGCTGCTCACAAAGCTATTGATGAAAATAAGCCAAAATGGAATTACATTAAGGCCATTTTGAAAAGCTGGGAAAAGCAAAAAGTAAAAACATTAGACGATGTTGCTGCATTAGACAGACGCTTTGAAATGAGTAAGAACAAGCGATTGAATGGCTTGGGACCAGGTCGTTCAAATAGAAAAGAAATTGTTCCAGATTGGTTACGTGAAGATGTTGAGCCAACTAAAAAAGAAATCGAAAAGCAAAACTCGCAATCTATTGATGAAGAGCGTGAAAGATTGCAAGAAGTGCTAAACAAATATAAATCATAGGAGCGATTTACATGTTAAATCCATTTGAAGATGTAATTGGTGAAGAGTGTTATGAATGCGAAAATCCTTTTCCTGAGTCTGATATGAGTAAAATATATATTTCTGGTTTGGAAAGAACTTTATGCAAACAGTGTAGAGAGCAGCTTGAACAGAGAGTAAAAGTGTTAGATTTTCGTGTCATTCATGATGTTATAAAGGAATTAATAAAAGGATTTGGCCGCGAGAAAGTCCGTCAATTTGATTTAGTAACTGCAAAAAGATACGTGATCGATAACGATGTAGTTCTAACGATTGAAAAACGTGGTGGCAAGTTTAATCAAGAACCTTTAGGAGAATTTGTTTCCTTATCTACCGAAGAGTTAATTGTAGTCATCGAATTTTTAATGAGAAAAATGAATCCTAATCTATGGATGAATGCTGTGATAGGGAACGTGTTAGAGCAACAAATGATTATTACACTTTCACCGATAGAAGGTGAGTTAAATGACTGAACAAATCACAATAGATCATGATTTTATTTATGAGCCACTTATAGATACATACATGGTGGATATTGTTACAGAATCAGGATTCAAATTAGAATTTTGTGAAGCTGAAACGAAGGAAGAAGCGGCATTAAAAATCCGTGGAAAATATCGTAAAAACTCTAGTTTTAAGATTCGTAGTATTGAAGTTTCGAATAGATCGTTAAAAGAAATTCAAGAACTTAATTAACAATTGAATAGGAGAAGATATTCATGCAGGATCCATATGATTATTATATAACTCCAGAAGAATACGAAATAGCAGAAAAAAATGGTGTTTGCGCAAGTACGTTAAGGTCTAGAATTTATGATCTTTGTTGGAGTAAAGAGCGAGCAATTAATACACCACCTATTAAAAATCATCTTTGGCGTGAAGTGAAAGATATAGCGCTGAGTAATGGCATTGCAAAGAATACATTTGAAAAACGAATAAAACTAGGTTGGGATTTAAATCAAGCGATAACGCGAAGACCTATGAATTCAAAAGAAATAGCGAAAATGCGAGAACAAAAGAAAAAACGTGTTTTTACAAATGAACAAATAAGAAGAGCAAGATTAAATGGAATTAGTTATTCAAGGTTATGGGAAAGGGTAAAAAAATGTAAATGGGATGCAGAACGCGCGATTAATACTCCAATTTTGTCAAAATCACAAGTAGGGATAATGGCAAAAGAAGCATCACCGTGGTCTAAGATGGCTATTCCATCTAAAACAACAAAAGAAGCGGCATCAAAAGATCGTGAGAATTATAGTTTTAAGATTCGTAGTATTGAAGTTTCGAATAGATCATTAAAAGAAGCTCAATAGATCCATTAGCAATTGAATAGGAGAAGATACTCATGCGGAATCCATATGATTATTATATAACTCCAGAAGAATATGAAATAGCAGCAGAGAATGGAATTAGTCGTAGCACATTGAACAGGAGAATTAGAGATTTAGGATGGGAGAAAGAAAGTGCAATGACAACCCCTGTTCCAATGCGTGATAAGTATGGTTGGAATAAAGTGAAGGAAATAGCCTTACAAAATGGGATAGCTCGTCACGCGTACTGTGACAGAATAAAAAGAGGATGGACATTAATTGATGCAATAAGTCAGCCACCTTTAAATAGAAGCGAATGTGTGAAACGCGCGAGCAAGGTGAATTCTTGTTTTAAAAATAAAGCATTGAGTGACGAACAAGTGGAGATAGCTGCATTGAATGGGATTAGTTACACAGTTGCGCGCGATAGAATTAGACGTTTGGGATGGTCGACGGAAGAAGCTATAACAATTCCAATAATGACACGGTCAGAATGTGGGAAGAAGGGAAAGGACACTTCGTTCTGGTCCAAGATAGTTATACCATCAAGAGAAGAAATAATGAAGCACAGAAAGTTAACTTATATAGCAAATTAGTTTGAATTCATAAATCTTTAATTAAGGAGAGATAGGGAATGAATCTACAAATTGATGAAAAGAATGTAGCTACTGGTCAATGGGTTGTATGCGAATTGAAGGACAACAAAGTTATTACACAAGTGAAACGAGTGATTAAGGATACTTTTAACGCCAAAGTAGAGTTATGGGGATCGTGGGGATGCGAAGGAGCGATACATAGTGATTGGGGCTACAATCATGCGAATAAATGTAGATATGCAACAGTAGAAGAAATCGATGCAGAAAGCGTAAGACGTGTATTTGCTCAAAAAGGACGTAAGCCGAACGAATATCGTTCTGGTGATGTTGTAACGGATGAGGTGTATGCATCTCGTGTTTTACATGTAATAGGTGATAGAGCAACTGTACAAATCATGAACTCGCATCAAATATATGAGGTTGCAACAGATAATTTAGAAATTCTATTTTTCGCCGAAGATATGGTTGGATAAAGCAAGTGAATAAATAGTTTGCTCGATCTCAAATAAAGGATAAGGGGATTAATTTAAAATGCGATATGCAAGAGGCACTCAATATGGTTTATATGCATGCAAGGGTAACAATAAAGATTACAAATGGTTTAAAAAAGCTAGGAAAGGTATGGGAAATATAACTATTGAAGAGAACAAAACGTTATGGCCATACAAAGAAAAACTTGATCCAACGTTTAATTGGGACAGAATGACGGGAAGAGTTTGTTGGTCATTTGTGAATGGGAATACTGAAACTACCATGTTTGCACTTTTAAAATATACAAAAATACCACGTTGGATTGCTGTGAAGCTAAAGAGAAAGGAGTGATGCAATGTTCTCGTTATTTGTAGGAATTATAGTGTTTATCATAGTGTTGTCATTTTTATGGATTGTAGCAGGTAAATTAGGAGTTTTTGAGTGTATTGGAAACGTAGTATTAAAAATTAAAAACATGTTCAAGGAGGAAAAATAAAATGAATACAAAGAAAATCGTAGGTGCAGCAGTAGTAGGTTTCAGTCTTTTAACAGGTGGAATTTTAACAGCAATGAGCGTAAAGGTAATTGATCAAGGGCATGCAGGAGTTGTTTATAACAGAAGTACAGGAATTGAAAAGGAGACCTTAGGACAAGGATGGCATTTAGTTTCACCATTTAAACGTGTAACAGCTTATCCTATTTCAACAGAAACAGTTAAAGTGGATAAATTCAGCGTGCAAACCAAAGATGGTAAGCCATTAACAGTGAGTCTATCTTATGATTACATGAATGATGCAGAGAAACTTCCTAAGATTTATAACAAGTTCAAAGGACAAGCTCCAGATGTGATTGAGAATGGGTGGTTGCAGACTCGACTTAAGAAAGCTACATTAAACGTTTTCTCTAATTATTCAGTTCTTGAGGTATTCCAACATCAAGGAGAAATTAACGGAGCAATCGAAAAAGAGTTTAGAAAAATGGTAGACACTACTGGATTCTTAGTAGATTCCGTTACGTTAGAAGCACCTAAACCAGACGCAAATACAGCGAAAGCGATTCAAGGAGTAGTAGACGCTCAACAGAACCTTGAAAAAGCAGAGATTGAGAAAAAGCAAGCTACAATCAATGCAGAGAAAGCTATTGAGGAAGCAAGAGGAAAAGCTGAAGCGAATGAGATTATTAAGAAGTCTTTAACTCCAGAAATTGTAGAAATTAAAAAAATTGAAAAATGGGATGGTAAGTTACCACAAGTAAGTGGAGAAGCTAATCCATTGGTTCAAGTTAAATAATTATATTTCCAGGACTTTCTTAAATGAGGGAGTCCTGGGTTGTTATCAAATTTGAATTTTATTAAGAAATGGGGAGAGAAAAATGAAAACAGTTAAATTTCAATTCAATAGAAATCCAGTTTATATAGGTCACGATAAAGCAATTGAGCAGCCGAGTATTGAAGTGTTAAAGAATACACCAGCATTATGGAACGCTTCATTAGATGATGCACTGAAATATGGGGGAGAACTTACAAAGGCGGCCATTGGATCTATGAATTTACGACACGACCGTAAATACATTGTAGTAGATACCAAAGTTCATATGTTAATGCCTGGCATGTGTCCAGCGATTCCTAATTGGCATAGTGATGGTGTCCCAAGAGGAAAAGAATTACGACCAGAAGCAAAAGCAGCTCCTAATATTTTTTCGCAAGACTACTTAACTGACAGCAGATTCCATTTACTCGTTACAGGTGAAGGGTGTTTAACAGAATTTATTGGACAACCTGTAGAGCTAGATGTACCGGAAGAACCAAATACAAAGCTATACAGCATGGTGAATCAGCAAGTGAGGGAAAAAGTATCAACAGGAGAATTAGAAGTATTTACAGCTCCTACATGTACACCAATTGAGTTTGATTGGTTTGATATCCACCGTGGTATCGAAGCAACGAAACATGAATGGAGATATTTAATTCGTGTAACAGAAACGGATCATATGCCACCTCAAAATGATTTAAGACAAATCATTAGAACACAACAACAAGTGTATGTTCCTACTAATTTTGGTTGGTAATAAAACTCAACAAAAGCATTATTTGGTAGAAAAGGAGAGGTTTACATTGAAACCAATAGATATTAATAAATTGATCGCTAGTCAAGTATTAGGTTATGAAGTTAAAGATGACAACATTGTAAAAGAAGGTAGATATAGAACGGGTATTCCTTCATACAGTCAAAAAATAGAGCACGCATGGCAAGTTGTAGAGAAAATGAGAAAGGATTATGATTTTTGGTTTGAATTAACCACTCCAGAATCATTTTCTTTAAAAACAAAATGTTATTTCCAATTAGATGATATTGAGGTAAGCGCAGTTTGCGAAACTGCATCGATGGCTATCTGTAAAGCAGCGTTACTGGCGATTGAAGCCAAAAATAAAAACTTAACAAAATAGTTATTTTAGTGGAAAGAGACGGTGTATCATGGGTTACGCAAATAGAGGAATGTCATTTGAGCTTTTATTAAACAATACATGCCGTATGTATAAAGCGGCGAATGTAGGAGTATTTAATAAGCGCCCTACACCAATAAAAGTGATAAAGACAGATAAGAAAGGCAATATAACTAAAAGTGCATGGGAAAGTAAATCTACAGTAGATTATGACGGTGTGTACAAAGGAAGAGCTGTTTATTTTGAAGCGAAATCTACTGAAAAAACCACAAGCTTCCCGTTAGATAATATAAGTAGACATCAAATTGACTATTTAAAGGATACACAAGAACAGGGAGCAATTTGTTTCTTTTTAATAGAGTTCAGAACGGATCAGGTTATTTATTTTGTTCCTGTTTCTGTAGTAGCAGAATACTATGAAGCTATGCTTTATGACGGAGGAAGAAAGTCTATTCCAAGAGGGGAATTTGAGAAAAGAGCGTATATAGTACCACAAACTAATAGAGCACCTGTTGATTATTTATATCATGTAGATAAGTTAGGAATGGTTACTATATGAGTCCAAAAGAAGCGAGGATGGAAATACTAGGATTAACAGATAATCATTGCCGTCAGTGTGACAATAAATGTTCTCGTGATTTTGTGTATTGTTGGACAAAGTGTGAAGTAGGGAAGAGATTGAATGAAATAGGGGTTGTTTTGGGTGGTAAAGTTTTTGTTAAAACATCCATACAAAGAACAGAAGACGAATGGAATAAAATTTGTGAAGAAACCATGAAACTTAAAGAACATGGAATGAAATATATTGAAATTGCTAAAAAGTTTAATGTGAGTTACGGGCATTTAAGAAAACAGTTAAATAAACGTAACATGAAGAAATGAGTTTACATGGTGAAAGAGGAAGCAGGTGAGCCAACCCTTGTTTGAATGGTTTAAAGATTATAAAAAGTTGGAAGATGAAATCATTTATTTAGAAAATAAATTGCATAGAAGTAAAAGAGAATTAATGCGTTGGAGTGTTGGTGATTTATCAAAGTATAAGTTAACTGCTGATTCAGATGGTGCAAAAATAGAGGAACACATAGCGGCTATAGAATATGAACTAGCGAATAAGATGAACGATCAGTACGACCTCAAAAAATTAATTAGTAAGTTTGAAGGGCTAGAAAATAAAATTCTATTTGGTAAGTATGTGCAACGAAAAACATTAGAATCTATAGCTAGGGAATTAGGCTATAGTAGTAGTTATGTATATCAGAAGCATGCTGAAATTTCTAGAAGGATAAAGCTTGCTGAGGAACTTACACTTTTCTTACAGTAAGTTTTACATATGGTATCTATTGAAAAAATGAATTATAGTAATAGCATAGAATTTTACGTAAGAGCGACTGGTGCATGGTTGCTCTTTTCTATTTTTTATAGTAACTGTAAAATTTTAATGGGTTGGTTACCGAATAAAGCTTTATGGATGTCTGTTTGAATGAACTGGCGTTTATAGGGCGAGTACATAATTACAAAGAGAACTCTCGAATCTAATTGTGATTATGCAGGAATACAAAAATAATTAAACGGTCCATAAGGAGAGCTTTTGCTCTTCTTTGAGCTGATACGTGCCTATCTATAGTGTCGGTTCAAAGAAGAATAAAAATATGAATATGAGTAACAAATATCTTATATAAAAAAAGAGGACGCTCATGGCGTCCTTTATGGTGTATTCTTTTTATCTTTAATGCCCAAATGCATTTCCAAACCTTCTACAAGGATCTCGGAAAAATTAACGCCTTTATGAGTTGCGTATTCTTCTAACCAAGAAGGAAGAGTTACATTTTTTCTTTTATAAGTTGTTTTGTCTTTATTTCTAAGTGGTGGCATCCAAACATCAATTAAAAAAGAATTTTCGTCTTTATCTAATTCTAATTTATCAATTGGTGTTGGCTCGGGAATTGATTCATTATCCTTTTCCATACCATATAAATGAAGTCCTAATGCTTCTCTACCTTCCTTTAAAGCATCTTCTTGTGTATCTGCATGAGAAACGCAACCAGGAAGGTCTGGAAAGTAAATACCGTAACCATCTGACGACTTTTCAAGGATAGCGGGATAAACATAATAGTCTTTTTTCATAATTTGTTTTTATAACGATTTCTTGTATAATTAGGGAAAGCAAGGGGCGGTTTATAACCAACCCGCTTGCTTATAGATTGAGCGAAGTGTACCTTTTGGAATATCCTTGCACGGATGTTTCACGGTTACTTTGCCAACCTTAGAAGGATGTTTGAACTGATGGTGGCTGCCTTCAATGTTCGCTATAAACCATCCTTCTTTTTTTAACCTCTTAATTACTTCCCTACTAGAAATCGTTATTACCTCCTTTCAACTTTCTATATTTATTATAACACGCATTGCGATGTGTATCAAGAGACGGAAGTGAATTTCTCTGTTTTTTTATATATTTTCTTAATGAATATCAGTATATTGAGCACCCGATTTGGGTGCTTTTTATTATGTAAAAATTATATAGGTGGTGCGTGTAAGTAATGAAGGATGCGTTATTACAAAACATCATATTGAAAAAGAAGATTAATCAATTATTTACCGATAATCAGGAGTTAAAGGAAACGGTAGAAGAATTATCTCAAACTGTAGAGGGCTTAAAAGCTACGGTTGATAATTTACAAAAATCTCTAAATAAAAAGGTAGATGGGGAAAATATTTTGGATGCTATCGTATATGCGATAGAAGAAGTAAAAGAAATTGATTGAAGGAGGATGAAGGATGGACGAAATCAATTTAAATGATAGATATTGGTGTTTTGGATTCGATCAGTATTATCCTTGTGGTGGATTTGCTGATATTCATACAACAACTAATTCTAAGCACGAAGCAATCAAATGGTATAAAGAAGAAAAAGAACGTTTCGACTATTGTGAGGTTTGGGATTCTGAAAAGCGTGAGTATATAGATAGTGATAAGGAGTGAGTAAGGTGAATGAAGAGAAAAAGTATTTTCATAAAGCTAAATGTTTAGTATGTGGTCATATGGATAAAGTTTATCATCCATCTAAAGAAGAATATCAAGAAGTAACAGTTTGTCCAAAATGTAATGGTGCTTTTGTAGATGTGTGGGTAATGAACAAATATACACAAAAATCAAATGATGCAAAAAAGAATATTCAAGGATTAACAATTGAATTAAATGTTGAAACAACTGAAGCATTAAAAGGAATTAAAGAAGTAACGGAAGCTGTTAATGAATGTACGGCTGCATTGGAGAAGTTGGAAAAGGTTATGAGTAGGTTTAAGGGAAAGAGCGCACTGAAAGATAGTACAGTAGAATGTCCCATCGTTTTAAATGGTAAGACGATGGCTTCAGAAATTGTCAAACGTATTAATGATAGTAATTCAAACATTCAGATATAAATTATATTTGTTGTTAAGGAAAGATAAGCGCAAACGTGTTGCATTTGATAAATAAGGAGTGAGGGTATATGCAATTAACTAAACTTGAGAAGATAGGTATTGTTAGTTCAATCCTTATAGCTGTAGGTGAGGATGTGCTTGCTAAACATGTCGACTTACAACTATTAGAAGAAGAATTCGGACCGATAGTAAACAGTGCAACAGAGAAAGAGTGTGGAGAAGCGACATTAAGTGTACTAAATAAAATGATTGCTAGTTTATTAGAAGATAAGGGGTGAGGGTAATTGGACAGCGTTTTAAATGGTAAGATTGCTGCGCTTGGTCTTATGTTCATTGATAAGAAAGCATATATCAAATACCTTAAACCTCTTGAAAAAGCGCATAAAAAAGCTGGAATAGATGTTAAGTATTATAAGCTGTATGACGGGAAACCTATGTTTTATTCCGTGGAATACCTGAAACAAACATCAATAAAAGAATTATTAGAAAGAGACAGATGGAGAAAAGATTTAAGCGTAAGGGGTGAGGATAGATGCAATTAACTAAGCTTGAGAAAGCAATTGCAATTAGTACGCTTTTACATTCGGTTGGGGTAGATGATATTGAAGAGTATGTAGATGTAGAGAAGTTGCCAATCTTAATTGAAGTGATAGAGGGATTTCATAATAATTTAACACCAGCAGCAAAGAAAGAAGCCGATATAAGTTTAATGAACAAACTAATTGACGACCTATTAAGAAGTAAAAGGTTACAAAAGATTGTACAGTTTAGATGTAAAGTATGTGGATATACGGAACAGTATAGTGAACGAATAGCAAAATCAAAGGATGGATTACGCTGTAAGTGGTGTGCAGATGGTGGTGTAATGTGTAATGAAGGAATACAAAACCAAACAGCAGAAGCGTAAGTTCTATGACAGTGGTGAGTGGAAGAGTATACGTGAGCAAGTAAAGAAGCGTGACAACTATGAGTGCCAGGAATGTAAGCGCAACGGTCGAGTGCAAACGGACACCAATGAATACAGTGAGAGTGCCAAGCGTAAGAAGATTCAACTCGTTGTCCATCATATAAAAGAACTCGAACATCATCCTGAGCTTGCATTAGATATAAACAATCTTGAAACAGTCTGTGTGGATTGCCATAACAAGGAGCATGGTAGGGTGTTTATTAAGAAGGTAAACAAATGGGAGAATGATGAGAAGTGGTGAGTATCTTAGAAGCATGGAAGCGAATTGAAGGTCATAATTATGAGATATCTAATCATGGTAGGATTAGAAACCGAAGAACTAAAAGGGTATTAAAACCAGAATTACATGATGGAAAGTACTTGAGAATTAAACTAAATAAAAGACATTACAAAGTCCACCGATTGGTTGGGCTTTGTTTTATTTCTAATCCAGAAAACAAACCAGAGATAAACCATAAGGATGGGAACAAACTAAATAATCATGTGGAGAATTTAGAATGGGTAACAACTAAAGAGAATGTTAAACATGCTATTGATAATGGATTAAGACCAAGGTTAGATAGTCGTACAGTTATCAATATATATTATGACTTCTGGGTTGAACACATGAAGATGTATGAGGTTATGAAAAAATATAATATAACAAAGAATATTGCTTGTTCAATTAAATATAAAAACAATTACCAAGATATACTGTCGAAGGTAAAACTTCAATTAGTAATCTTAAACTAATACCCCCCCTTATTTATTTTCACCTTTTTATCGTCTAAGGGGCACCGGAGGAGGGGGTTAACTGTCAGGTTTTTTCGGAATTACGCACGTAAGGGGGGTGGGTAGATGGCAGTGAGCATTGTAAAGTTAAAAGAACAGCTCATGAATAGTATTGATATTACAGATTTAGTCGAAGTTGAAAAGGTAGAAAGATACATTGATCTTGTTAAAGCATTTAGAAAAATAAATAAGACTATTAATAAAGAAGGAGAGTCCGTAACAATACAAAACGGTTCTCAAGTTTTTGTTAAAGCCCACCCTCTTATAGGTGAGAGGAATAAAGTTAACAGTTCTTTAATTGCGTTAGGGAAAGATATAAAGTTTGTAGTTAAGAGTGACGTTCCCAATGCAGGTTATAGTAAAAGGGATCTAACATGATTAAACAAAAGTATGTGGAAGAATACATTGAACTTTATCGAACTGGAAAAGTAAAGTTCAACAAAGAAAGAGAACTGTTAATTGAATATCTAGAAAAATACGTTTTAAATAGGGACGATTTGTATTTTGATGATGAAATGATTGAGGATTGTATCAACTTTGGTGAAAAGTGGTATTTTCCATTGCAGCCATTTCAAAAATTCTTAATAACATTCGTCTTTTTATTTTATAAGAAAAATGGGCGTGTATTTTACAGGAAATTCCTGTGGATGTTAGGGCGAGGTGGCGGTAAAAACGGTTTAATGTCTGTTATTATTCACTTTTTAATAAGTGAATTACATGGTATTCCAGAGTATAACATTTCTGTTGTTGCGAATAGTGAAGAGCAAGCAAAAACAAGTCCAGACGAAGTAAAGAAAACTGTTCGTAGGAATGAAGTGTTAAAAAAGCTTTTAAAGCAACCGAATCACAGACCACCTCAAAGGCTACTGGAAGTGTATTAAAGTTTAGGACTTCAAACGGAGACACAAAAGACGGACTTCGTGATGGGGCTGTTCTGTTTGATGAAATTCATCAATACGAAAGTAATAAAGATGTTCGTGTTCATATTAGTGGATTGGGAAAAAGAAAAATCCACGTGAGTTTTACATTGGTACAGATGGATATGTACGCGATGGCTTTTTAGATAGATTAAAAGAAAAGGCAATGAAAGTTTTAAATGGTGAATCCCGTCCAAATGCGGTTTTCCCTTTTATTTGTAAGTTGATAACGAAAGAAGTAGACGATCTGATATTGGGAAAAGCAAATCCATGTTATTAACCAATGAGTATGCTGAGGTTGTTTAAAAAGTTATGGCAGTATAAAATTAGAAAACGACCGGCAATAGAGAAGAGTTCATGACAAAGGTATGAATTACCGGAATAATTTAACCAGCTGTGCTATGGTCAGAAATCTTGCTACAGGATGGGACGGTTTCCAGATTTAACACAAAATGTATTGGTTCTTGACTGCCAGATTCGAGATTTGCATCGGTGGGACTCCTTTTTAAGCATAGGGAAAACTATATATGGAAAACTCATTCCTTTGTAAGAAAAGGTTTCTTGGATAAAGTGAAATTAAAAGCTCCTATTTATGAGTGGGCTGAAAATGGATTACTAACTATAGTAGACGAACCTGTTATTAACATTTCTCACATAGTTGACTGGTTTGTAAAAATGCGTGAAATGTATGGAGTAAATACGATTGTAGCTGATACATTCCGTTTGGATCTTGTTAAAACAGCACTGGAAGCGGAAGGATTTAAATTGTTATATATTCGTAATCCGAAAGCTATTCATTCTTTATTAGCTCCACGTGTTGAAACGTTGTTTGCAAATGGACAAATCATATTTGGTGATAATCCATTAATGCGTTGGTACACCAACAACGTATATGTCCACATTAGAAAAGATGGAAACAAAGAGTATCTGAAAAAAGATGAATTTAAAAGGAAAACGGATGGATTCCAAGCCTTTATTCACGCTTTATGGCAAGCTGACAACATTCTTGAAGAAGAAGTTGAGTTTATGCTAGATGAAATTGATTTTTAAGGGGGTGATTACAATTGGGTGGCTTGATAATGTGTTTAATAGAAATAAAGAGTTAGGCTATATGTACGATGAAGATATAGTTTCAGAAACAACGAATAGGATTCATATGAAACGATTGGCTATTGAAATATGTGTATCTTTTTTAGGTAGGACAATTAGTCAATCAGAATTCAGAGTGAAAAATCAAAAAGAATTTTTAAAAAATGAATTGTACTATCGTTTGAATGTTAGACCGAATAAGAATATGACAGCAAGTACTTTTTGGGAAAGGCTAATTCGTAAACTTATCTATGATAATGAATGTTTAGTAATCCAAGCTGATGATAGTGATCTACTTATTGCGGATTACTTCCAACACAATGAATATGCTGTGTTTGAAGATACCTTTACAAACGTAATGGTAAAAGATTATGAATTTAAGCGATCTTTTAAACAAAGCGAAGTTATTCACTTGAAATATCGTAATGATAAGTTGTCACCGCTAATTGATGGGTTGTTTACTGACTACGGTGATCTATTCGGACGAATATTAAGTTCGCAAAAACGTAAAAATCAAATTCGTGGTGTAGTAGATGTAGAAGCACAGGTGGCAAAGACTGAAGAAGGTCGAGGGAAATTGCAAAAGTTTGTGGAGAAAATGTATAAAGCATTTGGAGAAAAAGATATTGCAATTGTACCCCAACAACCAGGTTTTAAATTCAGTGAGACATCATCTGGTGGTGGAAGTTCTGGACAAAGCGTGGAAGAAATCAATAAAGTGACGAATGGTTTTTTAAATCAAGTGGCAATGGCTATCGGAATCCCAACAGCTTTGTTATATGGCGAAATGGCTGATGTAGAGAAGCAAACGAAAAACTACATGCTTTTCACAGTAAGACCATTATTGAAAAAATTATCTGATGAAGCAAATGTAAAATTCTTTGAAATGAATGAATATCTTTCAGGACAAAAGATTGAAGTTAAGGCTGTTTCTTATCAGAGTATATTTGACCTTGCAACAAGTATTGATAAACTCATTTCTTCAAGTGCATTTACAGGAAATGAGATTCGTTCAGAAGTAGATTATGAAGAGTCTGATGATCCAAACTTAAATATCCATCATATTACGAAGAACTATACGAAACTAAATGAATCTGAAGGAGGTGAGAAATGATGGAACATTTGAACATGAATAAGCTTTTAAATTTAAAACGAGATATTCGCTTTGAAGCTAAAGGTGAGAATGAGTATAAATTAACTGTTTATGGGTCAATCGGTGGATGGTTTAGTGAAAATAATGCTGAAGCTGTGAGAAGAAAAATTCAAGATGTTAAAGCAGAAAAAATTCACGTTCATATTAATTCGGGTGGAGGTTCCGCATTTGATGGTGTAGCCATTTGTAATCAGTTAAAGCAGCATAATGCAGAAATTATAGTTCATATTGATGGTTGGGCAGCTAGTGCCGCATCTGTAATTGCAATGGCAGGTGATAAAATCATTATGCCTAGTAATACTATGATGATGATTCATCAAGCAAGTACCTTTGAATATGGAAACGCAGATCTTTTTGAAAAAACAGCAAGAGATCTACGAAAGATTGATTCGGCTTTAGCAGCATCTTATAAAAAACGTTTTGTTGGAACAGACGAAGAATTAAAACAACTTTTAAAAGATGAAACTTGGCTAACAGCAGAGGAAGCGGTAGCTCTTGGTTTAGCTGATGAAATTGCTGATGAAATTGAAATAGATGATACGCAAGAAGATGAAGAAGAGGAAGTTGTGGAAAACTTCAAAGAAGATTTAGTGGCTAAGTATACAAAACAACCAAATAATCAAAATCCAAAAGAGCCTATTCAAGAGCCTGTTAATACAAAACAGAATCTGAGTACGCTCTTTTTAAATCTAGGAGGAAAATAAAACATGGTGATTAAATTTAATAATTTTGAAGAGAAAAAACTAGCTTTTGCGAAAGCAACACAGGAAGGGACACCAGAAGAACAAACAGCGGCATTAAATTCTATGATTGAAGCACTTGCTACAGATGTTCGTTCGGATATCTTGAATCAAGTCAATGAATCTATCGTAGACCGTTCTATTATGCAGTCCCGAGGTTCTAACGTATTAACGAGTGAGGAAATGAAATTCTTCAATGCAGTAGTTCAAGATGGTGGATTTAAAGATACTGAAACATTACCTAAAACAACACAAGAACGAATTTTTGATGATTTAGTTCAAGGTCATCCATTGTTAGAACATATCGGATTAGAAAACTTAGGTGCTGTGACAGAATTTATCTATGGAGATCCAGAAGGTGCAGCTGTATGGGGACCATTATTCGGTGATATTAAAGGACAACTAAATGCTACATTCCGAAAAGAGTCTATCTCTCAACTTAAATTAACAGCATTTATCCCATTGGCAAATGACATGCTTAAACTTGGTCCAGTGTGGGTGGAACGCTATGTTCGTACAATGATTTCAGAAGCTATGTCTGTAGGTTTAGAACGTGGATTCGTCATTGGTACAGGTAAAGATGAGCCTATCGGATTGTTAAAAGATCCAAGTGGAAGTGTTGTTGGGGGAGTATATCCAGATAAAAAAACAGCAGGTACTTTAACTTTTGAACCAGGTCGTAAAACAATCAATGAATTAAAAGGCGTTGTGAAATTACTGGCTAAAAAGCTAAATCCTGATGGTAAAACTGATGCAGACAGACCAAAAAATATTGCTGGGAAAGTAGTTATGGTAACAAATCCATTTGATACTTTTGATATCCAAGCAAATGCAACAATTCAAAATGCAGCTGGGGTGTATGTGACAAGTTTACCTTTCAATCCAACTCCTACAGAATCAGTATTTGTACCTCAAGGTAAGGTGCTGTTTTTTGTTAAAGGAGAGTATATTGCGGCGATGGGTGGAACTGAACCAATTAAAAAGTATGAAGAAACATTAGCTTTAGAGGACGCAACGCTTTATATCGCTAAACAATACGCTACAGGTAAGCCAAAGGATAAATATACATCTCAAGTTTACACATTAAAACTTGAAGAAGCACCAACTCCACCAGCTCAAGGGTGATATGAATGAATACAGTAATTTCAAATGAAATATTACAGCAATTCAAGGATAGGATGCGATTAGGTGATGATGAAGACGACAACCTAAGACGCATCTTATTTGCATCTAATAAAGATTTAATTAGGGTTTGTGGTAATTACGATCTTAATAAAGACGAGGTGTTCAAGGAATTAGTCTTTGAACGCTCTCGTTATGTTTATAACGATGCTTTAGAGTATTTTAATCAGAATTTTTTAAGTCAGATTAATAGTTTAAGTATCGAAAAAGCTTTAGAAGAAATAAACTTGGACGGTGATTGATATGCGTCCTTTTCAGTATAAGAAACCATTGAATACGGGAGATTTTCGCAATCGAATTCGTATCGAACAACCTGTAGTAATAAAAGATGAATTAAATCAAGTAATCGAAACATCTTGGAAAGAATTAAAGAAAGCCTGGTCAATGATAAAAACGATGAAAGGTTCCGAGTACATTGAAGCTTCAGCTTCACAAGCTACACGGGTTTATCGTTTTGTGATTCCTTATACTTCTGATATTACAGAAGAAATGCGAATCAATATGAAAGGCCGTATCTTTGATATTATCGAACCGCCAATGAATGATGATGAAATGTATCAAACATTGACTATTATCGCAAAGGAGCATGTTTAATATGAACGATTTTGCGGGAGAGCTTGCTAGAGAATTACAAAGATATGCAAGTGTTGTGGAAGAAGAATTAACAAATGCACAAGAAGATGTAGCTGATATCGCTGTAGATAAGTTAAGACAAAATAGTCCTAAAAAAACAGGTGGTTATCGAAAAGGTTGGCGCAAGAAAAAAGTTGATAAAGCTGTTGTTATCCATAATACAAAAGGACAATTAACGCATCTTTTAGAAAATGGCCATGCGAAAGCTGGTGGTGGACGAGTACCGGAGAAAGTGCATATTCGTCCCGTGGAAGAGTATGTAATTGATGAATTACCAAAACGTGTTGAGAGGGCAATTGAATCATGACATTAGGAGAATTTATAAAAATTCTTGAAGCTACAGGTTATCCTGTGGCTTATTCGCATTTCACAGCAATACCTGGTAATCCAGTTCCGGAGCCGCCTTATATTTGTTTTCTTGTGGATGGTTCAGCAAATTTAATGGCTGATAACAAGGTCTATCACAAGATAAATGATGTAAATATCGAACTTTATACCACAAAAAAGGACTTGGTTGCAGAAGCCAAGTTGGAAAAGGTCCTAGACGATCATGAAATACCTTATGACTCGTATGGGATTTTTATTGAATCAGAGAAATTATTTCAAAAAACATATGAAACGAGGTTGTTGTAAATGAATGAAAACAAGGTAACATTCGGCTTGAAAAATGTACATTACGTGCCATTTGATATTAAAGATTTCTTAGTTACATTTGGGACGCCAATTCCATTACCTGGTGGAGTTGAACTAACATTTGAGCCACGTGGTGATTTAATTGAATTCTATGCAGATGACATGCTTTATTACGCGGCAAGTAATAACCAAGGTTACGATGGAACATTAAGTATTGCTACTATTCCAGAAAAGTTTGCTATCGATGCACTTGGTGAGGAATTAGATGAAACGGATGGCGTATTAAATGAATTAGCTGATGCAAAAGGAAAACCGTTCGCTTTATTATTTGAGTTTGATGGTGACGTGAACGCAACTCGACATGTTATGTATAACTGTTCAGCAAGTCGTCCAACACTTGCATCCAAAACAAAAACAAGTTCGGCTGAACCAAATACAAATGAACTGAAGTTTGTTTCTAGCCCAATTGTTTTAGTACCCGGTGGAAGACCAATGGTTAAAACGAAAACGACTGCTAAAACAACACAAGCAATTTATAACGACTGGTACAAAAAGGTATATGTAAAAACACCAGCAGCACCAAAAGGAGCGTAATAGTAAATGGAAAAGACAATTACAATAGACGGAAAACAAGTCCGATTAAAAAGTACAGCAGCTACTGTTAAACGATATAAAGCACAATTCAGACGTGATTTATTTGCTGATATGTTTAAGTTAGGGATTTTGTCTCCTTCAAATCCTCAAGAGGGTTCACTAGCCACTATTGATTTAGCAAATGCAGATTTAAGTAAGCTAGATTTTGAAGTTGTATATGATTTAGTTTGGTTATATGCGAAAACAGCAAATCCAGAAATTGATGATCCAATTACATGGTTAGACGGTTTTGATGAATTCCCTATCTCAGAGATTATTCCAGAAATTATGGATATGATTCAAAGTACGATGGGCGCAAAAAAAAAATAAAGAAAAGTAATGGAGAGCAAGGGACGTTCAGTGATGAAGAATTAACCACTGATACGTTCCTTGCTCTTTGTTATAAAGCGAAATTAACGCATTGGGATTTGGAAGTCATGACAATTGGAGATTGTTTTGATTATATTGCTGAATTCGCTGAAATGGAGAATCCGGATAAAGAAAAAGTCAGAAAAGCAAACCAAAAAGACTTTGATTCATTCTAAGAAAGGGGTGAAAGAATGGCTGGAGGAAAAATCAAAGGGATTACGATTGAAATTGGTGGGAATACGCAGCCGTTACAAAACGCTTTAAAAGATGTAAATAAACAGAGTGATAGCTTAGCGACCGAACTGAAAGAGGTAGAGCGCCTTTTAAAATTTAATCCTGGTAATGTGGAAGCATTAGCCCAAAAACAACAGTTGCTTACACAACAAATTGAAAACACGACACAAAAGCTCGATAAATTAAAAGAAGCGGAGCAGCAGGTTCAAGCGCAATTCCAAAACGGAAAGATATCGGAAGAACAATATCGTGCGTTTAGACGTGAAATTGAATTTACACAAGGGTCACTTGATGGTTTGAAAAATAAGCTTGGTAATATGAAAGCTGAACAAGAAAATGTGGCGAGTTCAACAAGACAATTAGAAACGTTGTTTAGCGCTACAGGAAAAAGCGTGGATGATTTTGCAGGCGCATTAGGTAATCGTCTTGTAAATGCAATTAAAAGTGGATCGGCTACAAGTCGACAGTTAGAACAAGCAATTGGTCTTATTGGTCGTGAAGCTTTAGGAACGGAAGCTGATATTGAAAAGTTACAACGTGCGCTACGATCTGTGGACGCTGGGAATTCAATTCAGCAAGTACGGAATGAACTGAGAGATTTACAACAAGAAGCTGGGAGAACTGAGAAAAAATTTGAGGGACTCAAAGTAGGACTCGAAAACGTCATTGGTGGAATGGCAGCTGGTGGCGGTATTGCTAGTGCAGTTGAAAAAGCAATGGATATGTCAAAATTGAAAACTAAGATTGATATCACTTTTGATGTTCCGGAGTCTTCGAAAAAATCAGTGGAAGAAGCGATTAGGGGCGTTAGCACTTATGGTATTGACGCTGAAGAAGCATTAGAAGGTGTTCGCAGACAATGGGCATTAAATAAGGATGCTTCTGATGAAACAAATGCCGCTGTGGTTAAAGGGGCAGCGACTATTGCAGCATCCTACGCTGGAATTGATTTTAATGAACTTATACAAGAAACCAATGAGATTGGTGCAACGCTAGGTATTACGAACGAGGAAGCATTGGGGCTAGTGAATACATTATTAAAAACAGGATTTCCACCAGAACAATTAGATATTATTGCTGAATATGGAGATCAAATGATGCAAGCTGGATTTTCGGCTAAAGAAGTCCAAGGAATCCTGTCAGCAGGAGTAGATACTAAGAGTTGGAATATCGATAACCTATTAGATGGTGTGAAAGAAGGTCGTATTAAAATGGCCGAATTTGGTGCGGGTGTAGATAAATCTATGCAAGAGGTTTTAGATAAAACAAAAATCTCGGCGGATCAGTTTGAAAAATGGGGTCAGGCAATTGCTGGCGGTGGTGAAAATGGACAAAAGGCTATGCTTGAAGCAACTAAGGCTTTAGCTGGTGTTGAAAATGCAACAGACAGAAATGCACTTGGCACGAAGATGTTCGGTACTCTTTGGGAAGACCAAGGAAAGAAAATCATCGACACCATTTTGAAGGCAGAAGGTAAACAAGTCGATTTAAAAAAGGGAGTAGAGGATTTACATGGTGCTACTTCTAAAATAGATGCATCTCCAGCGGTTAAATTTCAACAAGCAATGCAAGATTTACAAGTTGCTCTTCAGCCTGTTCTTGCAGTTATAGCAGATCTTGTCTCTAAATTCTCTGAATGGATTTCCAATAATCCTGAATTAGCAGCTACTTTGGCAGCTATCGCAGTTGCTATTGGTGTAATTGCAGGAGCATTCATGGCTTTAGCGCCAATAGTTGCTGTTATAACAAGTATAGGATGGGCGATGACAGGGTTGGTTGCTATTATTCCGATAATAGTAGCACTTGTTGTCGCTCTAGGTGTTGCAATTTATAAAAATTGGGATGATATCAAACAATGGACCATTGATGCTTGGAATGCAATAGGAGAGTTCTTAGTAGGAATATGGGATGGAATTGTACAATGGGCAAGTGAAACATGGAATAGTATTAGTGAATCTACATCGGAAGTTTGGAACTCGATTAAAGAATACTTAATAGAGTTATGGAATGGGATAGTTGAGTCCTTATCTGAAATATGGAATTCTATTGTTGAAACGACTACAGAAATATGGAATTCCATTGTTGAAACGACTACAGAAATATGGAATTCCATTGTGGAGTATTTGACTGGAATATGGGATGGAGTAGTTGAAACATTATCGGAAGTTTGGAATGGCATCAGTCAAACTACTTCTGAAGTGTGGACAGCGATTAGTGAGTTTTTCATTAACACTTGGAATGGACTAGTTGCCTTTCTAACTCCTATTTTACAAGGAATTGCTGATTTCTTCTCTATGATTTGGAATGGTATTTCCACAGTGATTCAAACTGTATGGGGTTTTATTACTCAATACTTACAAGCAATTTGGACGGCCATTTTATACTTTGCTACGCCAATATTTGAAAGTATCAAGAATTTTATTTCTGAATGTTGGAATACCATTAGTGCTACTACAAGTTTTGTATGGGAAACAATTAAGAATTTCTTAGTTTCCTGTTGGAATGGGCTTGTAGCGTTTGTTATGCCGATTTTTGAACAAATCAAGTCCTGGATCATTGCTGTGTGGGATACAATCAGTTCAGCAACAACGTCTGTATGGAATGCTGTTAAGAATTTCTTACAATCGTGCTGGAACGGGTTAGTAGCTTTTGTAACGCCAATATTCACCTCAATAAAAGATTGGATTGTGAATACATGGAATACGATTAGCTCCACAACAAGTGCAGTATGGAATACGATTAAAAGCTATCTATCTAGCTTATGGAACGCAATTGTTTCCACAGCGAGTTCTGTATTCAATAGCATCAAAGAAGCCATTTCAACGGTTTGGAACATGATTAGTAGCACAAGTAGTAACGTATGGAATGGTATTAAATCAACCCTCTCAAACATTTGGGAAGGTATCAAGTCAACCGCATCTTCTGTCTGGAATGGATTGAAAGAAGCCATTATGACGCCTGTTCGTTGGGTAACAGATGCGGTTAGTGGGGCATTTGAAGGTATGAAATCAGCAGTATTAGGCGTATGGGATGGTATTAAAAGTGGTATTCGTACAGCTATCAATGGAATTATTCGTATCATAAATAAATTTATAGATGGCTTTAATACACCAGCAGAATTATTAAACAATATACCAGGAGTTAGCGCTCCAACTATTCCACATGTACCAATGCTTGCAAAAGGCGGAAAACCTGTAGGAGATGGCTCATTTATTACTGGAGAAAAAGGACCCGAACTGTTTACTAAAAGAGGGAATTCTATCACAGTTACACCGTTATCTTCAAAAGAAAGATCACTCGGTATCACTGGAACAATGAATCAACTAATGGGTGACATGAGTCGTATGATGGCTAATTCCATGAATCAATTATCAGGTTTAAAGAGTATTATGAGTGGTGTGTATGGAAATATGTCAAATAGTAGACAAGCTATGGCAGCTAGTGTTGCGAATCCAATGATTAATTATTCTTCAGGATCATCTGGCGGTGGAGTCATTCCAATGCTTGGTGGAGATTTGGTTATTGAAGTACCTGTTAATTTAGAAGGAAGAGACGTGGCACGCGGTACGTACCGTTATACAACCGAGTATCAAGAAAGAGAAGCAAAAAGAAACTCAGACTTTTAGGTTTGGGTTTCTTTTATTTTATAAAGAAACGGGGTGTCAAAATGAGCTCTTTTACATTCAACAATCAACGAAAAGAATATATCCAAATAGAAAAAGGATGGAGTCCACCAACATGGGCGCCTTTAAAACGTAATTTCTTAAAAACACCTGGATATCCAGGCGCGAGATTATTAGGAATGGAAACAGATCCTCGTCCACTTCCTGTTCCTGTGGGAATTATCGTTCCAGATGGAACAGATTTAGAAACGTTAAAAGAAGAAATAGCAGCTTGGTTAATTACAGAAGAAGCAGTTGAGCTAGTTTTTGATGCAACTCCTGATAGAACATATTTAGCTGTGATTGATGAAGAGTTTGATCCTGATGATTTCGTTACGTTAGGTAAAGGCACTTTGAAGTTTATTTGTCCGATGCCTTATAAATTAGGACCTACTCGAACAGTAGATTTTCAAACAGGTGCGCTTGGGTTAACGGCAAATGTTCAAAACAAAGGAACTGTTCATTCTAATCCTATTATTGAGATTGACATTACGAAACCAAACACTTTTTTAGATGTATGGTTTGAAGATAAATATTCAAAGGAACCGGATTATTTTCGTATTGGAATGCCATTAAAAATGGAGCAATTGCCTGTAGAAAGAAATCAACGTCTTATATGGGATGAAATGTCCACAACTGTAGGTTGGAGTAAGGTTAGTTCTATGGAAGATGGTAATCCAGTTGGTGAAATGAAAACAGATAGTTACCAATTCTATTGTTCGGACTATGGCTCGGGTAATGGCTGGCATGGCGCAGCTGTTAAGAAGAGTATCCCTGGTGGGCCAGTACAAGATTTTATTATGCAAGCCCACGTTACATGTAAAAGTAAAACGATCAATGAAATGGGACGAGTTGAGATAGCGATACTCGATGAAAACAGCAAAGTTCTTTCAAAAATTGCCATGAATGACCTCTATTGGCAAGCTGAACAAAATTTTGGAACGATGGTAATTGGATATGATAATAAGCCTGGAAAAACAGGTTTAATTTATGAGAGTGGTGATTATCCGAATACGTGGAATCAGTATTATGGTAGGTTGTGGATTGCTAGAACCGGTAATGATTGGGAGGCGTATATTTCAAAATTTCTTCCTGGAACAGAAAAAGATGATGCAGAACGCTTTGCAAGATGGACCGATAAAGACAATAAACATATGGAAAAAGCGGCTCAAATACAGATTAGTATCATGCAGTGGCAAGATGTTCCGCCAGTAGAAGCGATGACAGTTTCCGATTTGAAATTTTGGAAAGTGAATTTAAATAATCAAAATACACCGCCTTATATAGTCGATGTTGGTGACAAAGTGGTAATTGATACAGAAAACAGTCGTGTCAGTATTGAAGGGAAAAACGCTATTAACATAAAAGATATTTTTAGTAATTTTCCTGTTATCAATAAAGGTACGAATAAACTTGAAATTATTCCTTCTGATATAGGAACAGCAAAGGTTAAATATAGGGAGCGATTTAGATGAGAACACCAAGTGGGATACTTCATGTTGTTGATTTTCAAACAGAACAAATTGTTTCCACTATCCAATCTAAAGATTATTGGGATGATAAACGGCATTGGGAAATCAAAAACAATATTGATAAGTTTGATTTTACAACGGCTGATGGTACAGAACAAGCAGCTACACTCTTGCAACAAAACTTAGTGTTAAAAGAAGTGCGTAGCGGTGTTATTGTACCGTATGTAATTACGGAAGCTGAAAAAGTTTCTAATGATAGATCCGTAATTACTTATGCATCTGGTGAGTGGATTTTATTAGCAAAAGCAGGTGTTATCAATCCTCAACGAATTGAAGGGAAAACGGTCAATGAGTTTATTGACATAGCTTTAACAGGGACAAAGTGGAAACGCGGTCGTACAGAATACTCTGGTTTTCATACAATGACTATCAATGAACCTATCGATCCGCTTAAATTATTAAAGGATATCGCTTCTCTTTTTGATTTGGAAATTGTGTATCGTGCTGAAGTTGTTGGTAATCAATTCGTTGGTCGTTATGTGGATATGGTTAAGAAGCGTGGTCGAGAAATAGGTAAAGAAGTAACTCTTGGTAAAGATTTAATGGGAATCAAACGTATTGAAAACTCTCAAAATGTCTGTACAGCGCTTATAGGGTTCGTTAAAGGTGAAGGAGATAAGATAATTACAGTTGAGAGTATTAATAATGGTTTGCCGTACATCGTAGATAATGATGCGTTCCAGCGCTGGAATGAAAAAGGAAAGCATAAATTCGGATTCTATACTCCAGAGACAGAACAAGATATCACTCCAGGCCGTTTAATGACTCTTATGAAAACAGAGATGAAAAAACGTGTAAACACATCTGTTTCTTATGAAGTTGAAGCACAATCAATTGGTCGTGTGTTTGGATTGGCACATGAGTTAATTAATGAAGGTGATACAATCCGAATCAAAGATACTGGATTTACACCCAAGTTATACCTTGAAGCACGAGCAATCGCTGGCGATGAGTCATTTAAAGATCCAATGCAAGATAAATATGTATTTGGTGATTACCGTGAAATTGTTGATCCAAACGAGGAATTACGTAAGCTCTATAATAAAGTCCTGGCTTCATTAGGTAGTAAACAAGAAATTTTAGATCAGCTAGATAAGTTGGTTAAAGAGACTGCTGAAAAAGCAAATGATGCTCAAAAAGAATCTGAATCCGCTAAGAAAATTGCTGAAAAGGTCCAGGAAAACCTGAAAAATAATACAGTAAATATTATTGAAGCTAAAAACCCACCAATTGATAATCTAATAGTAGGTAAAACATTATGGCGAGATATTAGTAACGGTAAACCTGGTATTTTAAAAGTGTGGAATGGTAAAGGGTGGGAGCTTCTTATTCCTGATGTGGAATCAATTAGAAAAGATACACTGGAGCAGGTGAGTAAGGATATTAAACTCACAAAAGAAGAATTAAATAAGAAAGTGGAAGAAGCGCAAGAAGAAGCCACTGGGCAATTTAATACAGTAACAGAAAGTCTTCAAAAAGTTACGAGAACTATTTCTGATGTACAAAGAGATCAGGGGGAAATTGATAAAAAAGTAACCGAGTTTGAACAGGATTCTGAGGGATTTAAAACTTCTATTGAATCATTAACGAAAAATAGTACTGAGACTACAAGTAAAGTCAACACCTTAGTAAGTGATGTGGACGGAAATAAGAAAGTTATTTCAGAAGTTAAAGAAAGTGTAGCAAACATTAATGACGATGTAAGAAACTTGTTAATCGGTTCTAAATCTTTTGATGGCGCTTTGACCTTTGCGCAAGCAGACAATCGTTGGTGGCTTAAATCAGCAGATAAAGTTAAAATTTCAAAGGATGTTTTTCAAGGTAATGCAGTCGTAGAAACTCAATCATCATGGACTGCTTTGGCTTATAATTTCAAAGATTTGGTGAATCGGGGAGTTGCCAAAGTAGGAGATAAAGTAACCTATTCTATTTATACTCGAGTAAAAGGTTTACCGAATGGCCAAGACTTACAACATACTTTCTATTTTGCAGCAGGGGCTACCGGAATCCGTCCAAATAAATCTACTAATCAATGGCAACGTGTAAGTGTTTCGTTTGTAGTGACAGCGGGCATGATGGCATCAACGGGAACAGATAACGAGAGTCATTTACGTATAGAACCTGATGCAAACCCTCCTGCTGGTTGTTGGTATCAGCAGAGTTCACCACAATTGACTATAGGCAGTAAAGATTATTCGTGGCGACCTGCTCCTGAAGATATTGCAGATGGTAATGTTTTCGCCAAGATAACAACTGAAATCAAAGAAGAGGCTGGGAGAATCTCTAAAAAATTGGAGCAGGTTGAATCTCGTACAGTGGGCGTTGAAAACTGGCTAATCAATACTGGGCGAAATCAAAAGCCACAAACAATTGGAATGTCTGGAGGCGCACTAGTCAACAAAGCTACTCAATCATTCACTGAGGATTACATGATTGTAGAATGTACAGATTATACCGACTCTTTCTACCAATTCCATCTAGATAATACTAAGATGGGTGACTACGAAAAAGAGAAAGATATGACATTTAGTATCGATATGCAAAACGATGTTCCTATTGACTTAATTGTATTCCAATTTATTAATGGAGTTTGGGCAGAACACTTGTACAATAGATTCCCTGTCGCTAATTGGTCTAGAAGATCATTTACATTTAAAATTGATGCGCGGGCAACTGGATGGGGATTACGATTAAGATTTGAAAGAAACGAAAATTCAAAGGGTAAGAAATTTCGTTTCAAGAAACCTAAACTAGAAAAAGGTTCTGTTCCTACAGGTTTTACAAAATCGACTTATGAGTTGGAGCAAAGTTTTGAGGGTGTAAAAGAGCGTATTGAAAAAACAGAATCTATCATTAATGACGCTGGTGATCGTAATTATGTACGTAACGGAGATTTCACACACTATTGGGCCGATAACGATCTGCAATGGGATAAGAACCTAAACGGTAATTTGCGCGCTGGTAATTGGGCTACAGGTTATAACGCTGGAACAACAGATCCTACAAAGGGTTATCATATGCACGTTAATGACAAAAAGTTTGGGTATCCTGTAGTTGCTGTTATTAACAAAAATGGTCAATTCGGTCAAGCTAAAAGGTGGCTTGGAATGCCTCAAGAAATGCCAGCTAGTTTCCGAAATGATTTCCAGCCAGGTGATACGTACACGATCGCTTTAGATGTATGGACGGAAACAGCAAATAACAAAATAGCGGTAGGATTACACCACTTTATTGAGGGTAACACTTCAATGGGCTTTCATAGTGGGGGTACGCCAGAATTAACGATCGAACCTGTTAAAAAGTGGGTTCGCCTGTATACAACAATGAAATTACATGATAAATCAGATATGAAAAAAGGTTTTAGCTTGTATATTTATGGCGATCGTTCTGCCGATGGTAGTGAGTGCTACTTCAAAAATGTATCTGTGTTAAAAGGATCTATGCCGAAAGCATTCGCTCCGTCTCCGGAAGATGGGGTAAAAGAAAATGTATTCAGCCAGAAAGTAACGGAGATTACGAAGAACGCCGAAGGGATAACAAGTGATGTAAAAAAAATACAGGAAATACAAACTCAGCAAGGGCAAACACTGACTGAAGCTACTACAACGATCCTGCAACAATCTGAAGAATTGAAGCTAGCAATGAAAAAGAAAGATGTTGAAGCTTATGTAGGTGGTTTAGGTACTGTCAACGAGTTGCGTGATGCTAATTTTACGTTAGGACAGAAATATTGGTTTTGGAATAGCGGTAATGGGGCTACTGGTGCTGTTGATACGAGTTTAAAATACAAAGGTATGAATACATTTGCAATTACTGTTGCTGGCCAGACGCAAGATCGTTGGTGGGGACTTACAAGTCAATTCATTGAGTGTCAGGTTAACGAAGAGTTTGTTGCATCAGGTTATTTCAATACTGATGGGAAAACACCTATTGATAGTGGCGGTGCATTTATTGAAATGGAATGGTGGACTGCTGACAAAAAAACTCGTATTAAGACAGCTAGAACGAATATCACTGTTGTAAATCATACATGGGTTCGTGCTGTATGCACAGATAAAGCACCAGCCAATGCATCGTTTGTGAGATGGCGTTATTACGTTACAAGAAATGGGCGTTTATGGTGTGCTACACCTATGTTACAACGTGGCACTATAGCTACAGAATTTTGGTTACATCCGAAAGATCAAACGGATGCTGACAAAATGATAGAGGATATTGCTAATAGAGTAGCAACTAAAGATTATGATAAAAAAGTAACCGAATTGGAAAGAAGTATCGCTACTAATGAAGAAGGCGTTACTATTATTTCCAAAAAACAGGAAAGTTTTATTAATGAGACCTATAATGCCTATGTAAAGAAAACAGAATCGAAGTTACAGGTATTAGATGAGGGGATCTTAGCACAAATTTTAAAAGACGGTATCATTACTTCTATCAATATGTCACCTGGTAAGATTACAATCGATGCTGAGAAACTGAATATTAATGCCGATACAATGGTGAAATGGTTAACTGCAAAAGGCATTGATACGAATCTTATTAGAATTGACGGTGACAAGATAACCATTGATAAAGACGGTGTAACTGTTAAAATGCTAGATTTCCTATTCCAAGACGAATGGGGAACAAAAACAACCGCGGTATCAAGACGAAATCTAATAGCAGATCCAGACTTTTCTAGTGTTACAAAGAAAAACATTGGACATAACGATTATTATGGATTTGAAGGTGGATACGGTCTTACTTGGAAGTCCTGGGGAAATGTCGTGATTGAAAAGAATACACATATATTTGATTACGAGCAAATGGTAAATGCTGCAAGGGTAGATATGTATAACTACCCAGAAGCAATCGTGAATAACGGTATACATCCTGGTAACGAATATACAGCATCCGCTCATTTTAGAACTGCCATGATAAATGGCGTGCGTAAGACAGGAAAACCGAGAATACACGTATGCTGCGTTAAATTCCGAGATAACGTAAGTTACGACATATTGAGTGAACAAAAGATGGACTTCCCTGAGCCGTCTACATTTTATGGAGAAATCAGAAGATACTCTTTCACTTTCAAAGTGCCGACAAACTATATTCCACAACAACATGCATTGATTATTAAAGTTTGTTCTGGAAATGCTGACATGAGACAAGGGACAGCGATTTGTGTAAGTGGTGTAACGTTATACAGTGGCAAATATGCATCTATGTATAATTGGGATCGTGCTGCAGCAGAAAGAGCAGATGGTATTCAGCCGTTTAACGCACTTGCTGTAGGTGGTGTGAATAATAATATATCTCCAGCACCAGACGGACAAACGTTTGATATAAGTACTGAAAAAGAAGTGAAAATCTTTAGGAATATACGAGCAATGCAGGGGATTAACTTAGGGGGCGGTGGATTCCAACAATGGGGTCATATTCGTTTTACAGACGGTAATATGGGATCGGGTTTTTATGCGAGTACTCCAAGCGGTTGGAAATTTAACGCACTTGGATAGAAAGGAGAAGTAAGAATGAATAAAAATCAAATGATGCCACTTCAAGCAGGTGAAAGTTTTCCTTTTATGGGGAGATTGGTGGATGCAGAGCGCACAGATACAGGGATTTTTGTTCAAATACCTGCTGATATGTTAAATAATGCAGGTCTTCTAAACGGTGTTAGCAGGGTTGAAGTATGGAGAGAGATGGATGGGACAGTAAAGTTTCGAATTGCTACGCTGTGTGAAATATGTAAACGCGGAGCACGTTTGTACCCACTAGATATGGGATTTGCGAAAAAGAACATTTGTTTAGAGTGTTATGCATCACTTACAGGAAATTATCCATCTCAAGAACCGCCAACACCAACTAATGAAAATAACACACAAACAGAGCAGGAGCAGCAATAGCTGGTCTTTTTTTATTGCTAAAAAAGGAGATGAAAAGATGGATCGTATTGATGTATTATTAAAAACCTTTATTGCCACTTTCGGTGGCTTTTGCGGGTATTTCTTGGGAGGATGGGATACAACATTGAAAATCTTAGTGACGATGGCAGTTATTGATTATTTAACTGGCATGATTGCAGCAGGATATAACGGAGAATTAAAAAGTAAAGTGGGTTTCAAAGGCATCGCCAAAAAGGTGGTGCTTTTTCTTTTGGTAGGAGCGGCAGCTCAATTAGATTCGGCACTAGGAAGCAATAGCGCTATTCGTGAAGCGACGATCTTTTTCTTTATTGGAAATGAGTTGCTTTCACTTTTAGAAAATGCAGGGCGTATGGGAATACCTTTGCCTTCAGCTTTAACAAATGCAGTCGAAATTTTAGGTGGTAAACAAAAACAAGAAGAGAAAAAGGGAGATGTTCAATAATGGAAATTAGAAAAAAACTAGTTGACCCAAGTAAATATGGTATAAAGTGTCCTTACACAATGAATCCGGAATTCATTACAGTCCACAATACTTACAACGATGCTACAGCAGAAAATGAAGTATCGTATATGATTCGTAATGACAACCAAGTGTCGTTTCATATCGCGGTAGATGATAAAGAAGCAGTACAAGGAATCCCTTTAGAGCGTAACGCCTGGCATACTGGCGACGGTAACGGGAATGGTAATCGTAAATCTATTGGGGTTGAAATTTGCTACTCTTTAAGTGGTGGAGATAGATATTATAAAGCGGAAGACAATGCAGCCATCGTTGTAGCTCAACTAATGAAACAGTACGATATTCCAATTCATAAAGTTCGTACACACCAATCATGGAGTGGGAAGTACTGTCCTCATCGTATGTTGGCAGAAGGACGTTGGGATAGCTTTATCGAGAGAGTCCAAAATGCATACAATGGAGATGGTAAAGTAACTCCTACGCTTATTCCACCGTCAACTAACGGGACAGGTATTGCGTATATTGAGGGGAATGGCATAAACCTTCGTAAAGGTCCAGGTACTGGATACGGGGTTATTCGTCAATTAGGTAAAGGTGAGTCCTACGAAGTATGGGGACAATCAAATGGATGGCTAAACCTTGGTGGCGATCAGTGGATTTATAATGATTCATCATACATTCATTATACTGGAGAAAGCACACCGACAAGTTCGCAATCAGTCAATAATGGTGTAGGAATAGTTACTATTACAGCGGATGTATTGCGTGTTCGTAAAGGTCCAGGAACTAATTATGGCATTGTAAAAAATGTGTACCAAGGGGAACAGTATCAGGCGTGGGGATATAGAGATGGTTGGTATAATGTTGGAGGAGACCAGTGGATTTCAGGGGAATATGTGAAATTTGAAAGATAAAACATATTATGTAAAAGCAAATGCAACCTATGTGCATGTGAAGTAAGAGAGAAGTCGGTCCTTATGATAGGAACCGACTTTTTTTGTTAATATGTATCTTTAAAATTCTGAAAATTATGTAGAAATATTCTTTTTTATTCTTTTTTCTACATTTTTTTGTTACCCTTTAATGTAAGACTATTCAGAAAGAAGGAAGTGATTTTATGAATGCTCCAGTGAAGGGGAATGAACAAGTTACGAAATTACTTAATGACTGGTATCAAGCAATGTTAACACAACAGTATGTAAAGGCGTCAAACTTGAAAGAAAAAATTGATCATTTAATTAATAATTTACAGCATGAAAAAGACACAGAATTACAAGACCAAAACTTATTATTATATTACTCTCTACTAGATTTTAGGTATAAGGTTCTAACTGAAGGTATTAATATTTCACCAAGTGAATTTGATGAAATTGAGAACTTCAATAAACCAGTAGACAATTATTTAGCGTATTACTACCACTTTTATAAAGCAATACATAATACATTTTTGTCTAATTATGCAGAGGCTGGGGAACAATTTGAAGAAGCAGAATCACTTCTAAAATATGTCCCTGACGAACTAGAACAAGCAGAATTTAATTACCGTTTAGCAACATTCTACTATCAAACATATAAGCCCCTTCCCTCTATAGCGTATATAAACAAAGCAAAAACAGCTTTCCATAATAATGAAGGCTATGAGATAAACGTAGCATTATGTGAAAACGTACTAGGATTAACATGTATACAGATAAGACAATTTGAACAGGCTGAAGAACACTTAAATAAAGCGATAGATATTGTTAAAAAGGGTGATAACACAGAACTGTTATTACGTCTTAGAAACAATATAGGATGGTTATATGCTAGTCAGGGGCTTTCGGCTTTAGCTATCCGCCACTTATCAGAAGTAACTGAACATTTACCGAACCATTATAAGGCTATCTTTCTACAAGCTAAGGAACACTATAAATTGGGGGAACATACAGCGGCCAATAGGCTAATAGAACAGGGGTTAAGAACGTCTACTAAAATAGGGAATCAAGAGTATATACACAGATTTAATATATTAAAGGAATTGAATAACAAATCTGATTTAAATACATTAGAAAGTGTAATAGAAGCAGGAATTTCCTACTTTGAAGTAGAAGGGTTAACAAAGTGCGTTCAAGAATATGCTGAAATTCTCGCTACTATGTTTTATAAAGAAGCGAACGACAAAAAAGCAAGTAAATACTTTTATATCAGCAATGAATCAAGAAAACAATTTGAAGAAAAAGGGGCGTTAGTGTGATGAAAAAGTTAAAGTCAGTATTATTACTTCCCATTATGGCAGTAGGGTTTATTGCAATGGCTGAAGGGGATACACCTGCACCACAAAGACCTGATTTAGCATATGGTGAGGGGCATACTAGTGGTATAAGCAAATTAGAAGCACACGGGGATCATGGCGGTGCACCCGCTTACGACCACGGAAGACCGCCTGCACCAGCGTATGAATATGTGAAATAACAAAAAAGCCAACTTTATTTATATAATAGGGTTGGCTTTTTTGGTGCTATGATGTTTAGAATTTACTTTTAGATAATGCCTTTAATATCGGATTTATAATTCTACTTATTAAACGAAATCCCTTGAATATAGAGCTAACAACTTTCATAACGTTAGAATCTCTTTTTATTTTAAACACCTACTTTCGCAATTCCGCTTGTAGAATAAAGTTTTCTTTTATACTACCTTTATATGTATACCTTATTTTATTCTTTTGATAAACCTTTGTATGATCTTTACTAAATACTGTTTCGTCACTAAGACCAAGTTCTTGTTTAACTAAATTACGTTCTCCAAAACTCAATGAATCATCTACCGTTCCTATTAATAATAAGAAAGCGAATTTGAAATCTTTTTGCTCAGTAAAGAAAGCATTTGGTGTCATAGCTAGCGAAGCCTTTTTAATATGTTTATCCTTATCGGTGTCTAAGAAGATCAAAATATTATTTGATAAACCGATTGAGGTTCTGCCATCTTCTAATACTTCAGTTGAATTAATTTTCAACTTTGTTTTTTCTCCCATTTCTTTCAATGCTTTTTCTACTCTTTGTTTGTATTCATCTACTGTTAATTTAGTTTCTTTATTTTCTGCAATCGCAGGTTTAGTGCTATCCTTTTTATTGCCACTAACACCAGCAGCAACAAAAATTATTATTAGTGCAGCAATAATCCAAACCCACCATTTTTTATAAAACGGTTTTTTCATATAGTTTCCCTCCATAGATTTATACCTAAATCATACCAATTTCATACAACAACTGTAAATGTTAGTTTGTAATATATTGACGAAACAGAACGGTTGTTCTATAATTTATGCAAACAAATGTTCTTGTGGAGGTCATCTTATGAATCACTTACTTAAGTGTTCGTTCAATCAAAAAATACCAATCGAATTAATTTATTTAAAGAGTTCTGGAGATTTCTCTCAAAGAACTGTAATTGTTAGGAAGATATATGAAGATCGTGTATTAGTGTATTGCATGCAAAAACAACAAGTTAGAATGCTGAAATTGGCTAATATACTATCAGTTGATAAAGTAAGAAATACATACCAATATGCTTAA